ACAGAGACACGATTAAGCATCTCTGTCCAAATATGTAGTTGTCAGCTGTTGTTTCTTAAATATCGGATCAGTATCCAAATCAACCATAATCCACCGGTACACAATGTCAAAACGACATCCAGGATTAACCCGGCTGTGCTACGCTTTTTCTTTCCGCCTTTACTCATCTATTTTTCTCCTTTCTCAGCCTCTATAGCTTTTCGATCTTTCTTAAATATCTTTTCTAAACCGCTTTTTGCAGAATCCATGGTTTCAGAAACACTTTCTTTTAAACGTTCCTTCTTTTCCTGTTTCTCAGCGGCCTTCTGTTCTTTAGCCTCCTGCTTAATACGAACACTATCGTCAAATATCTTTTGGCTCTCCTCGATAACTTCAGCAGTTATGTATCTCAGGCAAACCGTTGTACCGATTTTCACTTTCACACCTTGCTTTGGGTTCGAGTCTATAACTTGAGTATCCTCGTAATCGCGATACTTTGGATCAGCTTCTTTCATACGAAGCTTACTCTTTGAAACTTTCAAGCCACGTTCCGTCAGTAATTCTTCTGCCTGTTCCAAATCTATCGGAAACCCCTTACGATATAATTCTGGAATAATAACTTTCGTATCTATTTTCTCAGTCGGCTTATTCTGAGCATTATCTATTGCTTTTTCAACCAAAGGTGTAACCGCAGTAATCAAACCACCAACAGCTCCGATTGCTCCTATGACACCCGAAATGTTTTTATTTGATTTCGTTCCCATATAATCACCCTTTCCATACTCAAGTAGGAATTTAGGGCAAATAAAAAGTGCGCCCCAATTTGAGAGACGCACCGAAAAAGCGCATCTCTTATTGTTGCCACACAATCTCTTCGCCGTTCAAGGGTACGAGTAAAAGAGAATACACTTTTTACCAAAGTTATTCCCTCGAACGCGATTTTTCTTATTAGATTGTGTGGCTCTTATAGTATAGCATGAAGCACACTAAATGGAAAGTGGATTCTGTAGCTAGTTCCTAGGCTGCAAGCATCTTAGCACGCTTTGCCATATCATCATAAATCACCTTGGTTCCGTCTTCCAAATATACGACAATGCTCATGTAGTTGTACGGACAATAATCCCGAGCTTCTTTTGATAGCCGCGGATATACCGATTTGAAATTATTGAAAATATCTTTCCATGTCACTTTACGCTTTACATTCACGGTGCACCTCCTGTCATTGGATACAATGCTCCAACTGGATATCCATAATACGGAGCTCCGGCGCCTGAATAAAAATCCCTAGGGATGGTATAACCGAACATTACATCCTCAAAAGATTGATATGGTGGATTATCGACCCACAGCCATCCTTGTGACATGAGCATTTCTCTCTTAAACATCACATACGCATCTTTCGGAATATCTTTATTCACTTGCAGGTGATACGGAAAATGTTCGCACAACCAATCCTCGACTAATTTCTTGTCATCTGTCATAAAATCACCGCTTTCTTGCTTCTGGTCAAAAACCCGCTTTTATTCGCCTATTACTATATATTTTTAAACTTTTTATCATAATAGTTTAGTATTAAAAGTGGGAAAGTGGGCAGAAAGCCCGCAAACCCGCATAAATACTGGGTTTTTACTGGTCAAATCCTAGTTTTTGAAAGTGGGCAAAACCGGGCAAATGACCAGAAATTTGACCAAAATTCATAAATTTTCTCCAAATTAACACTGATTTATAAGTTCTGGTCAAAAATATCCGGGCTTTGGTCAAATCCTAAAACCCAAAAGTGGGCAGAAAAATGACCTGTTACTACAAAGATTTTTAACCTAGATTAGCTTAAATCGGTCAGAAATTTCGTCTCTGATAAGGCAAATTGTGCTTCACGGCAGGCATATAATTGTACGTAGACATCTTAGAATCTGGCACTCGCTTTACAGATTTATGCTTCCGACCGGTGCGAATTTTACGAGTCTTTTCCTCAGAACCATACATTCGTCCGAAGGCCTCGCTCAAAGCTTTAGCCAATTTTTCCATCGGCTCCAAAACTTTGTTCCACGCTTCCGCCAAAGTTTCACACGCTTTCTGTAATTCTTCCATGGTCATCATAAACTCTCCTTTACGTCATAAATACGGTTTAATGATACTTTCGTAATTTTTCCTCCCTTTTGAACCATTGCGTAGTCTCCGCTCCAAAATCCAGTTCCGATCTGCAATAATTCATAAGTATCAGTATTTAATTTACATCTACTGCAATCGTCAACCACGTTGAACATTTCCTGAGTAGATACACAAGCAGAACAGGTTGAGTAATCTGGTCTTACTTTACAGATTTTCATCTCACCTACCTCCAAACCTTTCCTGTTCTCTTATCTTTAAGTACAACTCGACCCTCGATATGGAAATCCGCCAATTCACAAAGCGAAAACAGCATGTTCAATAACTGATGAAACCTAACATCGTCCTTGTCCTGTTCCTGCTCCACATTCTTGATCGCGTTGTAAGCTGTCGGGTCGTTGTAACCCTCTGCGTTTTTTCTGTCATCCTTAGCTGTCATCTCTACCTCCCCATCTCATGGAATCGTCCATCCACATTGCAGCATTCATAACAGACAGAACAATATATCCACCCAAAATAAGAATAACTGCCAAAGTGATAATTCCTAAAATTAAATATCCCATTTACTTACCCTCCACTTCTTCTAATCGCACACCGCCGTACACCCAAAGATCTTCTTTGAGTTTGTCCATATCCAACTCATCGTTTTGCCACTTTTCATAATATTCGAGAACATGCTCTGTAAACTCCGGAATCCGCTTTGCATATGACTTCGGCCAATAATGATCCATCAGCACTTCAAGCGGCAGAGTAAGCAGAAGAATCATCGCCTGATTGATAGCATCATTCGTAGCCTCCTGCTTAACTCTATCCAGTTCACCAGATATCTTTTCTCGAACCAGGGCATCTAACTGGGCTCTTGTCAGATTATATGTAGCGGTCTTAGTTTTCTGCTCGCACTTCTGTGCTCTTCTCCTTTCAGCCCGGCTCATATAGCCGCCTCCTTAATTCATAATGCAATTTTCTCTTGATACAAATAATAAAATGCCAAACATCAAGGTAAATAAAAAGAACGTTGCATCCCATTCAATCGGGATTGTCAACGCTCCAAGTACAATGAATATGATTCCGTATATCTTATTCTTAATTAAGTCCCTTCTCAACATTGTCTTTCTCCTCTTTTGACTTTGCGATGCCACCTGCTACATCATCCATTTTTATCATTACTCCGGCTTCTCTGAACCGTCCGTATGCTCTGGCTGTAGCACAGTGCTCAATACACTTCATAACCCGGTCAACCAGTGTATAGAGGCATATATAGCCGATAAGAAACATGATAATAATCTGAATAACTGTAAAATGCATAAATTTAATCCTCCATCTTTTCAAATAATAAAATGCCCATCATTATGTAAATGTCACAAATCAATACACTCTCGTTTCTGATAAAAGACAGTATGGAACCACATATCGTGACAATTAAGATGCATAAAATGTATTTACGCCATTTTTTCATTAGTACCTCCAGTAATCAATTCCGAATACGGAAGATCTTCAATCCATTTGCAGAAACTCCGCCACTCGTCAAGCTTGTGATCCTTACGGGATTTATAGATGTTTGCCAATACTTCATAGTTCATCATGACATTACGTGTCTGGTTATAGCTGCTTGGAAGAAGCTGAATCATCTGCCACCATACTTGTTTGTCCTTTGGAGCATAATGCTCGCCTTTGTAGTCTCCGCCATTCAAATATAACTTTCTATCCAGATTCAAAATATCAATGATATCCCATAACGAACTGGTTCCAATACGATTAAGATGCTCACAGCTAAAATCGTCCAGCGTAAACTCCTTAGCTGCGATCTTATGCATGGTACTGCAACTATTAGCGACCGTTCCGACTTTGTAAGTATCAAATTCTTTCCACCAATATAACGGTGCTGTGATTCTCACGTACACCGGCAACATTCTCATAAATTTTCTATGATCTGTACCAGCGTTAGCTAAGCGTTGCATGAGTGAGTGATCATTCTCACCAAGATCAAACCCGACAATATCGTATCCAGCGGTTACGTATTCACTATCGCTCTTTCCCCAAGAGTTCATAGGATTACGCATCCCTTCAATAATAAATTTCATCTGTTCCGGACTTGCCATAACCACATGCTCTAATTTAATACTCATTCGCAATACCCTCCCAGTTCGATATTTACAAGTTTTTCAGCTTCGATTTCCAAAATATTTACTTCGATATCTGATACATTCTCAACGATGGTCATCTGCCTTCTTGCAATTTCTTTTTCGTAAAGTTCTTTAATTATTAGATCTTTAGCTGCTTCTGCTACGTCTTTTTCCGTATAGATACCAAATATATTTTCTATATGTCCATATCCATCGTAATAGGTATTTCCATGAACCACATATAAAATCATCTTGTTCTCCTTTCAAAATATCCAGATCCCCACCAATCTGGATTATTATGCCCCTGTGTTCGGCATAGCCCACATTTTCAATTACTCTTCTTCCTTCTCATAAGGAATCTGGATCACATCCCCGCCAGGAACTGTAACTGACTGCATAAGCTGACCGGTTTCTTCATCGAAGTAAATGTTATCCATAGCGTGATCCCACTCTTCGAACTGCTCAGCAATGTTTCTGCCTTTCTCTTTTCGCATGTTAATAAGTTCGTCATGAACCACACGTCTCCAGGATCTCGCAATTTCCATACGGCTCTGAGCAAGGATGTTGTACAGACCATTCTCAGTCACAAAGTTGACGGAACGTCTCTGGCCTGCTACTACTAAAGGTAGTTTCAGCTTCTCATCCTCTTCGCACATTTCGAGCATTCTCCACTCGTTACCGCTACTGTAGCCGATAGCATGACTAATATCTTTTGCCTTGAACAGCGGAGCATCCAGGTCTCCGTATACATTGAGGCGTTTCCCTCCAAATGAAATACTTCCGGCAATTTTAATCTCTTTACTCATCTCTGTTTGTTCCTTTCTCTTTGTAATTTAACATCAATAGCCTTCTGCAACTCTTCTGGTGTAATATTAAAAATGGACTTAAGGAATTCCAGGCAAATATAAGCATCCGCCATCTCTTCCAAAAGTCCAATTCTATTATCATACCCACGAATCTGTTTACTGATTGCCTGTGTAAGTTCCGCAAACTCTTCCATGGCAATCGTACACTTTAATTTCCATGGCTGACTCTCAACACTTCTTCTGATAATTCTCCGCCGCTCTTTATCCGATAGCCCAATATTGCTGTTCATAGCCTGGATAAATCTATTTCGATTCATTGGTGCCATCACCGCCTTTTTATTACATTGGTTGTAAAACCAGCAGCACGTAATCTTGCATCCATATCAAGAATGTCATCAACATAAATACGTTCTTGTTTACCCATACAACGCCTTCTTTTTAATTCATCGAATGTAACGGTATCACCATCGCCAAGAAGTGCTTTTAGATTCGTAGCAAATGACCTACCCACTCTTCTGCCAATTGGAAAATCAATAGGTTCATCTCTCAAATACTTCTTTTGCCAATCATACAATTCAAATCCAAACGCTTCTTTAATTCTATTAAAATCGCTAGATAATAAATCATCCCATTGAACTTTCATTTTTCTTTTTACATATTCAGCCTCATCAATCTCAGCAAAGCCGTTCGGAGCTTCTTTAAAATATCTATTAATTGCTACCTTGTCCATGGACGGAGTGATTACGTATAGAATTCCGACGGTATCATAATCACCTTTCGCCGGATCTACAAGGAAATCCTCCGTATAAATCTTAAAGGCTCTATCAGCCGGCATATAAGGCATAGTAATCGGATACAGTTCGTCCATAACAGTATCAATCAGTCCACTGTGATATGGAGCATCCGGACAGTTGATGTTCACGCCATGATAGCGATCAACGTCTCTGTACTTAACCGTGCCATCAGCATACACGTACTTAAACAAGGAAGACATGCGTTTGCACTGATAGTTACGCTCTTCTCCCTTCAGACCACTCATATCAGAAATATCACTCCATACCTCGTCAGTATCCTCAATTGGAAGAAGTGGCTTGTTGTTGATCAGACGGTTCAGAATAGCCTTAGTCAGACCAATACTGAAACCAGAATGACCGTCCTCACACAGAGAGCCAAAGGCCTTCAATGCGCTCTCATAGCAAGCACAACCATAATCCCACTCCCCGTCTTTTCTGTCTGGCTTCTCTCGACGGCAAGCAATGGCAACCTCGTTTTCAGCCCAACGCTCCATGTTTGATTTTTCACGGCAGGAACCGATAGAGCGGTTGCGATCATCTATGTACTCATTTGCAAATATCTTTCTGCAATTTCCACCAAATGCTTCCACAATTTCCGGAAGGTTATCATTTACAGCATCGAAGATCAGTCCGTACTTTTTACACCACTCTACGGCATCTTGTGTCTGCTCTTCATTTCTGGATGTCCAGAGAATCATCTTTTCTCCGTTAGTCTGTCTCTTTTTCAGATACTCGATGAGCTCCTCGTTTGGCATACCGATCTCCGGCCACTTGTTTTCGCATAAAGTTCCATCAAAATCTACTGCAATAATGTTCTGTTTCATTTCTTTTTCTCCTTTCAGTTTTCAATCCATTCGTTATCGATATAGTAAAAACCAAATACGCATAGTCCGATAACAATTATCCAAATCACCCAGAATAACCATAGTTCCCAATCGCTTTCCAAATAATCAACAGTTTCTTCAATGGTGCTGTTTTCATAAAATGAAGAATTATCAGATATGGTTTTATCCCGTAATTCAGTAAATATGGTTCCTATATATTCCGTATCAACTCCATAATACTTATGCCGGACATGACTTGATTCTTTTATAGTGTCAATATGTTCGGTACTTGGAAACTCTACTTTGTTCGATGGGAAGATGTGTCCTAAAAATGTAATTTCCGAACATCTTTGTTCTTCGCTTCCCGCATAGTCCCAAGACCAATAAGTTTCAGTTTTGGTATGTGTCTTTCCTTTAGAATCGGTTGTAGTGACGGTTCGTGTATGCATATTGTAATGTTCCTCTATTTTTTCTATATACATATACTCCCCGTTAATTTCTGGATATGAAACAGTATCCACAGCCTTCAAATCTCCATAAACGAACGCATAACCGACGTTGGTTATCATCCCATATTCAAACAGCTCAGAGCTTTCGATTTTAATAGCTTTATTGTACTTTTCGTTCCGATCCAGAATATAGTTTGAAATTCTCCCAGAAATCACAAAACCAATAAGAAGCATCATACTGCTGCGTTTCATATCCCAAAATATTTAAAAAGAATCGAGTAGGAAATTTTCTAACATAGCGATTGTATTCTTTAATCTGCTTGTTATAATTTTCTCTATATTCGGCGATTAAATTTTCAGTAATGGACAATTCATTCATCAGTTCCTTGTAATTTTCATTGGATTTTAATTCTGGATATGCCTCTGTAACAGCCGTTATTGCAGTGGTTACATTTTCAAGGTTGGTTGTTTTCCCTCGACCTTCTACAATAGCCGTAAGAGTTTCTGCCTCATGCTTATCGTACTGCTTAACACAATCAGCCAGATTATATACAAGATCGACTCTCCTTTTTTCCTGTACCTTGATGTCAGAATCAGCCGTATTGACCTGCTCCTCCATTGCAAATGCTTTGTTTTGTGCTCCTTGAATTCCAAAAATACACATAAAAATAACCGCTATAATTCCAGCGGCCACGATAAGTACCAGTTTCCAATTTTCTTTAATTGCTTTCATATTCTACTCATCCTCCTTAATAATCCCGATAAATTCCACTCGCTCTTCTGCCAGACTTACGAAATACCTTTTTCCCTTATAATCGACGATGTCACCCTCGTACTTATAATTCTTGTCCGGCTCCGAAGCATACGCTAAGATGTTTATTTTTGTCGTTCTATTCATAGCTCCTCCAAATATCAAGCTCCAGGTTGCATGGCTGATTGATCCGCATACTGCAATGCCTGAAGTTTTTTCTTCATATTGTCTAAAATATACTCGACTGTGATTTTCGTTGTCTGCGCCAGTTTTATATACTTAGAATGTTCCTCGTACCACTTGAATATCTCATAGAGATTTCCACTCTGCCAACTGAATGACCACCAATCGCAAATCATCTCGATGATGTAATCGTATGGCATTTCCAAAACGGTCTCCAGTTCGCCATCTTCCATATCATCATGAATAAGAATCCAGTGCTGCCAATGATGAGGATTTCTGTGAATATGAAGTAACCATGCTCGCTGATATCGCTGTACAACCTCATAAGAGCGATTATTTCCATAGAAATATGCATCGTATGCCTCATACTCATCCGGTTCGTTTTTAGACTGATCATGAGCAAATTCTGTATTCCACCCGGCGGTTAGGGTGTTTGTCATAAGTCCCGGTAAATTTTTAGAAAGCCAGTCGAACCCCCTTTTCACATTAGCTCGATGCCTAGCTAAATATTGATCGTATTGAAAACTCACTTTTGACCCTCCTTCTTTTTCTTTGTTACCAGCTTTTCATAAAGTTCTCTCGCTTCATCTCCCTGGAAAGCATTGATAATCTCGACAGACTGATTCATTCGTTTTCTTCCTACAACCATTACTCCAGTGTCATTTTTGTTTGAAAAATCAACACTAACTAAAATACTATCTACCATTTTCAGCCTCCTTCCAGTAAATAGGTTTATCCGAATTTGCGTTCATCGGTTCTGCCAAACAGTCATTACAAGGATCAAATTTTTCTTCGAGATCCTTATGTTCGCAGGTTTTGCAATAGGTTTTGAAATCAACCTCTTTGTAAATATTTTCCATTGGACACCTCACATGTAATATCTTAACAAAATTGCATATAATCTTTGTTGATAGTCACACTCTATTAGCAGACTGTAAAAATCTTCCGCAGACATACTT